ATCATACGCTAGTTCGATTTCAAACTCATCAGGATCGCCAACAACATTGGTCACTTCAAACTCTGATGACGCATTGATTTCAATTAGATTAGTAAACAAACACACAGCATCAGTAAATGCCTCTGTGATTATATCATCAGGTGGTACAGACTTTAATGTTATTAAAAATGCACCCATACCAGTAGGAGGTTCGTTAGAGTTAATTGACTCAGGATCTAAAATTGTGATACAAAATGGTGATGTAGTGAAAGCATTTGCAGACACAGCTAGTGCTGTAGATTGCTTAGTGAGTTTCGTAGATAGCATTAGCACATAGGAGATAACATGGCGTATGTAGGCAACACACCAGCAGATAAAACACTTAAATTAGAAAAACAACAATTTACTACTTCTGCTACAACATCTTATACTCTTAGTCATAGTGTATCTGATCCTCAAGATATAGCTTTGTTTATCAACAATGTAAGACAAAACCCTAACTCAAGCTATACAGTATCAGGCACAGCACTAACACTAAGTGCTGCTACTGCCTCTACAGACACTATGTACTGTGTCTTTCTTGGCAGAGCTATAGGAACTGTAGGAATTGGAGCTGGTGAAGTAACAAAAGATAAACTTGATCTTATATCAGACTCAACTGCTGGACTAACAGTCAAAGGTGATGGTGGATCTAATGATGGATATTTACAACTTAACTGTAGAGTAAACTCACATGGTATTAAATTAAAATCACCACCTCATAGTGCTGGAGCAACATACACACTTACATTTCCAAACTCTGTAAGTGCAGATAAATTTATTAAAACAGACGGATCAGGTAATTTAAGTTTTGCTGATGCTGGTGGTGGTATTACTGAAGCTGACCAATGGAGAATGACTGCTAATAAAACTAGCTCAGGAGATATTACATCAAACCTTGAAAGAGTAGATACTACTGGTGGTGGTTATCTTGGAACGGGAATGAGTCAAAGTAGTGGTATATTTACATTTCCAAGCACAGGTATTTATTTAATAAGTTTTATGATGCTTAGTGATGACACAACAAGAACACAAATATTAACAACAACAGACAATTCTTCTTACAGCATAGCGACTAGAGCTTATGGAGATTCTAGTATTCAATCAGGAGTATCTCAATTTATGTTTGATGTAACAAATACCTCTACACATAAAGTAAAATTCAAAATGGACCAAGGTGGAACATTATATGGAAGCACTGATTATAACCAAACACATTTTACATTTATAAGATTAGGAGATACTTAATGGATAGAGATTATTTTCAAGACGCATTACAAACTTTTAATGGTGGAGATTGGTATGGGTGGAAAAAAGATTGGACAGGCTCAAACAGAATGTCTTATGAGAATGTAATTATTATTAAAGAAGGTGCAACAATGCCAAGTGAGGCAAATGTTAATGCAAAGATTGAAGAATTAAAACAAGCTGAAACAGATAGAGAAAACAAAAAAGCATCTGCTAAACAAAAACTCCAAGACTTAGGATTAACAGTAGATGAAATTAAGGAGGCATTTGGAATCTAATGGCAATAGATAAAATACAAGCAGAGAGTATGAACCTTGCAGATACCTATGCTTTTACTGGTACTGTTAGTGGTGCTGGTGGGGGTAAAGTTAATCAAATAGTCCAAACAGTTAAAAAAGATACATTTAGTGGAAGTCCAAGTTCTTTTTCAGATATAACTGGTATGAGTGTGTCTATAACACCTTCAGCCACATCTTCAAAAATACTTGTAACAGCACAAATAAGCTATGGTGGTTCAATAAATACCTATGGTCATATAAGAATTTTAAGAGATTCTACTAGTGTTTGCGTAGGAGATGCTGGTGAAGCTAGTCAAATTAGAGCTACTTTTCCAACTTCAACATCTAGTGAACCAGACCAATATAAATGTTATAATGCTGTTTTAGAACATTTAGACAGTCCATCAAGTACATCATCTATAAACTATAAATTACAGCTATATGTTCATGGTGATCCTGTCATTTATATTAATAGACCAGAAAATAATAATAATGTTGATTATATTGGAAGATACACTTCATCAATCACAGTCATGGAGGTACTAGCATAATGGCATACATAGGTAGAGATATATCTAATTTATCAGACAGAGCAGTCTTAGATAATATTACAACAAGTGCTACAGCTACATACAACCTACTATTAGATAGTGTTGCATTTGTGCCTAGTAGTGCAGAGAGTTTGACAGTCAGTCTAAATGGTGTGATCCAGAAACCTCAGTCAAGTTATACAGTATCAGGTAGCTCGATTGTATTTGCTTCAGCATTAACTTCTTCAGATGTTATAGATTTTATTATTGCAGAAAGAGCAATCACCTTAACGACAGTAGGTAGTGGATCAGTAGGAACTACTCAGCTTGTTGATGGTTCAGTATCAAATGCTAAGTTAGCTAACAGTTCAATTACACTTAATGGTAGTGCAGTATCACTAGGTGGTAGTGCTACTATTGGCGGTGGAAAGATTGGTCAAGTGATTCATCATCCAATAAAAACTATTTACGAAATAACATCAACAAGTTTAGCTCAAACATTTAGTCAAGCTATAACTCCTACTGCAACATCAAGTAAAATATTTTTATCATTTAGTTGTAATGCTTATAAAGGAACTGGTGGTAATGGATTTTTTGGTTTTTTTAGAGGTTCTACAAGTTTAGGAGGTTCTACACAAGGTCAATACATGGTTAATACCCTTAACAAATATCTTAATATAAGTGGTAATCATGTAGACAGTCCAAACACAACTAGCTCTGTTACTTATAGTCTTTATGCAAAAAGCAGTGATGGAAATGCTTTTTATATTAATCCACAATCAGGTTCAGGACCAGATGGTAACTGGGGTGGATTTACACTAATGGAGGTACTAGCATAATGGCACTTATTAAATTAAACAATCAATCAATTACTGCTGTTACTGCTTTGCCTAGTGGTGTTGGTGGTAAGATTTTACAATCCAAAAATGTAAGTACTGGAACATGGGCTGGAACTGGAAATTGGAATTCAACATCTACAAGTTTTGTAGATTCTGGTTTAGATATTACGATTACACCAACATCATCAAGTTCTACAATAATAGGTAATGGATTTATTTCTTATGGTTGTGATGTTTCTAGCACAAATAATCCAAGATGGGATTTTAAAATTTTTAGAGGCGGAAGTAGTGGAACAAATGTAGCTCAAGGCGGTATGGGAAGATACTTCAGAAACATTTTTCATGGTGGTCAAGTAGATAGGTTTGATATGTATTTTACTGATCCTATGGGATTAGTAGATACTTCACATAATACAACATCACAAATTACTTATGAATTATATGTAAGTTCAAATGGCTCTCAAAATAGAGGCGGTATGATTTCATTGAATTTGTTAGAAATAGCAACTTAAACGAAAGGAAAATAGAATGACAGATATAGCAAGTGCAATCAAAGCTCTCAAAGATGATGCAGAGTTTGTGGTATCAGGAGAACCTAGCAACGAAGCTGAGTACAAGGCTAATGTAAAATATGTAACTGGAGCAGATTCAAATGGAACTGCAATCTTCGGAGATCAGTTATTTACATGGAGTCAAGTATCAGCCAAGAAAGCTGAGTTACAAACTGCTTACGACAACAATGAGTATCAAAGAAAAAGAGCAGCAGAATATCCATCTATAGCAGATCAGCTAGATGACATATATCACAATGGCATTGATGGTTGGAAAACCACAATAAAAGCTACAAAAGACAAATATCCAAAGTCTTAGTAATTACTAGAGCAGATGGCTAAAGATAACCTTACCTTTTTTACATCTTTAGCAGTGGTGTTTTTATTTACCATGATGCTTTGCACAGAAGCACACACTGAAACAAATACAGTTTCTAGTACAGTTGTAACTAATTCAACACCACCTACTGCTAACGCACCTAGCATAATTAATTCTAACTCC